AGGCACTGCACTTTTAGCCATCGCTAGTCTCCCAGTATAGTTTGAGTCCTCTTATCCGCCAGCAGTAAAGGTTATTGTGAATGTCCACTCAATCTGGTTTGTAGCTACCACATTGATAGCAGCAAACTTCGTCCTGTCCATCATGATGCCGCCAGTAACAGGAGGACCACCTGTACCAGCTGTATTGAACAGGCCATGCTCAGTGATAGCCCAGGTATCTGTGTAGGTAGTGGTAGCAACAGACTTGTAGATATTAGCTGAAGCTCCCTCTATCTGAGTACCTACATTACGAGCATCTTCTTTAGGAGTGCCAAGAGCACCATCAGCAGCGGATTCGACTCCAGTACCTATACCAGAATGATGGTACTTGAAATCTCCGAATACAGAAGTCTCTGTAATGAGCTGGTCAACTATGAACTCAACAAAGGCGTCCTGAACTACCTTGTTGACAACTCGCCTCTTGTCTCCTGTATACTCGTAGAGGCCAGTCCTCGGGTTGAGGACCTTTTTGCGAGCCACCAACTCAGTGCGCACGTTAAGTACATTGTCCCCATTGCCCACGGCCTTTGTAAGCATCTTTAGCAGTCCCATTTTCCTACCTCCTCACCTTCTTTGTTTTCACTATGAAACGCCGCCCATCAGATTCAGGAACACGTTGACAGTCAACTTCACGACATCCGTCGGTGCGGATGCAAAGACAAGCCGGAGCAGAAAAAACGGAAACACGTAGCCGAGAAACGCTTCACTGGCCTTGTCTGCGGCATCGACCGTATCACTGCCAATCAGGAACGTCCCCGCATCGCCTACTGTACCAGTGGCCGAGTGCATACCATACAAAGACCAGCTCAGTACGTCATTGCACGGATTGTCCAACTCGACCCCCAGAACCGGCTTGCCGCGGGACGAGAACTTGAAGTCGTGATTGTTGGTATCGTCTCCCAGAAAAGAACCCGTCAGATGGCTGGGCATCACCGCCTGACGGTAGCTGACACTTACCCCGAGAACTAAAACACTCTCTACTGTTGTTGGCATCTCCCCCTCCTCCTCAACTTCGTTAAGGTCGCCACACGGCTAGAGTATCCGTGATAGGGCTCTCTTCAGTTAGAAACCTCTGCCCCTAGCCGGATTTTCTTGCTGTAACCCGCCCCAGATTGCATTTGCATATCTATTCCCGTGCTGTTTTGCGCCAGGGAATCTGTACCCACCCCTTTCATTGTTCAAGCCCCTCAGCAGTTTCTGCCTGTTGGTCACCCTTATAACAGCCGGGCGGGGCAGCGAGAACTTGCGCTCCAGGTCGGCGCCACATCCCGGGCAGGACTGAGGTGCACTGGCCTCAGCCATTGGCAGAATCATCTCCTGCTCGCGGCCACAGCCAGTGCACCTGTACTCGTAAAGCGCCATTGCGCCTCCAGCTACGCGAATGCCGGGTACTTCACGGTGTCGCCCAGGTAGTTCAGACCCCAACCGTTTTTCGTGGAAGTGTCTGTGCCCGTGCTCGTGTCTTTGTAAGGGTTGTTTCCTGCATGGCCACCATTCGATACCGTGTGGTTACCATCAATCATGCCCCCGCCGGCATCGACAATGGAGATCGAGCTCGCGGTATCCTGGACCGTCTTCTGGAAAAACTTGTTGTCCAGGACGTCCGCCATACCGGTGGCGGCCCCGCCCGTCAGCTGAGAAACACCAACGCCCGGCACTGCTCTGAACAGGTTGCTCCTTATGAGTGCCTGGTAGGCATTGATAAACCGTATGCCGTCCCGGACCAGTTGCGCACCGAACACATTGTGCTCGATGAGCCAGCCATCCATGCCCGTGGCCGCGGCCAGGGCGATACCGTCCTGCGCCACGAACGCTGCATCCAGAGAAGCGGCAAAGGCGCAGTCATGGATATGCCCAAAACCGAGTTCTGTCGCACCCCCGGTCTTGGTCGTGATACACGGGTGCGTCGCATCGGCTGCCAGGCTAAAGCCGGCAATCTCGAAGTTGGCTCCGTCGCCGCCCTTGATGGTGAACACGGCAACCGCCCCTGTGCCGGCAATCTTCAGCCATGGGAACGGCGCACGGTGATTACCGTTCGTCATGCCAATGATATGCAGGCCACTCTTGGCGATTTCGATGGTTACGGCATCATTGTCGTATGCGTCGAGCACGAAGATGTAGTCATTTTTGCCCGCCTCGCACTTGGCCACCGCCGCTGCTATGGTCGCCAACGGTGCATCCGGATTGGTCCCGGCATGGTTATTGTTGCCGTTTCCGGCCCACGACCGGCTGTCTACATACAGCACCTTCCTGCCAGGAGTCCCGTGGATACCGTCGTACGCCAACGCCGATATCCTGTCAAAGTAATGGGTCCCACGCCACCTTTGCATTTCTCCTCCACCTCACTAGATTTACCGCTACTTCTTTTTCGCGGCATTTGCCTTGGCTTTACGCACGACCTCCTTGGGGTCGCGTCCTACAGGCGGCGCCTTTCGAGCAGTGTCACCACTCACCGTGGCTACTGAGACAGGCACCGCCTGCTTTTCTTGCGCCGGCGGTGGTGCCGCCGGGTTGGCTGGCTTTTCTACAGTCAGCTCTACCGCGCCGGGGAAGCGGATGAACTTGGCCCGGGCCAGTCCCGCTATCCGCGGAGACTGGTCCGGCAGATCTATCCTCGCTCCCCGGGTAAGGTCTTTCCCGTTCCAGGTGAACGGCGTGAGTACCTCGTATTCCATGGCGGCTCTTTTCTCCTTATGCGGCGTTACAACCGCCGCCCTCCTCCGCCACCACTAGGCTACGGCGTCGATGACTTCGTAGCCGCAGTCCGCCCCGACCACTTTCTGGTCAAAGGCGTGATCGGCCAAGAGCCGGTCGCGCTTCCGCGCCCGCTCCGTGATACGCTCGATCGGGATGGTATAGGACCCAGCGCCACCGGCGCCGTCCTGTTTCCAGACGAACGTGTAGCCGGCCGCCGGCGTCCTCAGGCTCGGTGCCTTCGGCACGTAGGCCAAAAGCACGTTCTTTGGCCAGATGTACGCGCCGTTGAAGGAACCGCTGCCCTCCGCCGTGGAGTTGTAGATCGCGTTGCCGACGATGATCCTCTCGACATCGAACACCTTGGCCACCAGGTCAACCGTCATGATGGGGACCTGGGTGTGCTTGTAGATGTCCAGTAAGTCCGGATGGAACTTGATCTTGTCCCAGACCTCGGCGCCCATGAGGGCAAGGTTCGGGTAGCGACCGATGCGCTTCTTGATGGCTTCCTTGCCGGCCTCAATATTCTTGATGGGATCAGATCCGCCGTAGTCACTCCACTGATCTCCCCCGGTCAGGGTCGTGTACCCCGTCCAGGCCGATGCGTCCATGATCTTGGCCGCGAGTGCGATCTCGCGGTCGAGCATGAACTGGTCGGCAAGCCATTCAGCTCCGGAGGTCTCCAGGTCCACCGCGGCGTCCTGGTTCTTGAGCGTCTCCCACGGGAGAGGGAAGCTCAGGCCCTTGTTCTTGCAGACAAAGGTGGTGTTGGAGATCTTGATGCCACCCTCGGCATAGGTGCCGCCGGGACCGCGGACCTGGACGCTGTTGCGGAACCAGAAGTCCTTGTCGAAAATGAAGTAGTAGTCGGACTGCTTGTCCACCGGCACGATCGGGAAGACCTGGTCCGCTACATAGCCTTCATTCTTGTAGCCAATGGAGACATTGCTCAGCGCAGTGTCTATGTGTACGCTTTGGGGTGTTGGCTGTGCCATTCTATCTCACCTCCTCCTTACTATCCTCGTTAAGTCGGGACCACATAGCCGACAACCTGACCAAGCAACACAGCGGCTAAGCCACCGGCGGCGGACGTTTCGAGCGTGACACCCAGCACCCAATCGTTGGCGACCGCAGCCACTGCGTGGCCGCTAGTATCAGTGGTGACTGCCACTCCCGGAGCGATGATGCCAGTAAACATCACCTTGGCCACGCCACTGACTCGGACAACCGCCTCTTGGTCAATGGCGGTGGGTTCGTTCTGTAGCACGCCCAGCATCGGCTCCACCGCTACATCGGCATCTGTCGCCTGTTTCACCCGGCCAGCTGTATCAAGAGTCACGATGTGGAACTGCAAAGCGGCCAGCGTCCCACTGGCTTTCAGGGTTATCTCAGGTCCGTCTTGATTCTGCATTTACCGTCCTCCTCTCTTCCTCACTTATTCCCCGTCGTCTTCCGGCTCGGTGGCCGTGACGATCCTCGGGCGGGTCGCCATGAAGTCCTTGAATAGGGTCGGTTCGGCTTTCCGCACCGCTGCCTGGGCGGTCGGTTCGTCGACACACTTCTCCTTCATGTGCGCCTTGACCTTTTTGCTGAACTCGTGTTCCTGGGCCTCGCCTTCAGCTGGTGTTCCCCTGGCCTTGAAAACACCGGCGGCGATGAGGGCGTCGTTTTGCGCCTTGTAGCGGGCCAGGACCTTTGTGGTCACCTCAGTGCCGGCCTTCTCCTCGAGAGTGGTGAGCTCTTCCGCCAGTTCCTCCGGCTTTCCGGAGATGACCTTGAGTTCCCCCGCCTTCGTGGTGAAGTACGCCACCCGGGCATTCCTGGTTAGCGTGGCGTTGGCTGTCTCGAGCGCGGCGATGCGATCGGAGAACTGCTTTGCCTCGGGCTTTGCCTTCAGGGCGCCGATGGCCTGCTTCAGGTCCTCGGGCGTTGCTGTCTCGGCCAGTCCCAGTTCTGCCAAGGCGAGTTTCCGCACTTCGGCGAGGGCCTTGAGCCCCTTTACCGCGGTGATCACCTCCCCGTCCTTCGCCTGCTCGGCCAAGCCAAGCTCGGCCAACAGTGCTTTGTCCATTTCCCCCTCCTCTTTTGTATTCGATTCCACTTCGTATTCGACCACTTTCGCGTCAGGATGCGACGCGGAATAGGCATATACAGCGGCTGTCTCCAGTCCGGATTCGCGCACCGCCGGCAACTCTGCTCCCAGCAACGCCAGGCCGCACAGCACCTTGGGGTATTTCTTGCCTTTGTCCTCATAGTTGAACAGGACCTCGGCGCTAACCTTGTTGTATGCCTTACTCTCGATAAGTTCTGCCACCGGTTCGGGCACATCAGACAGGTCAGCATAGAGCGTGTCTTCGGAAATGCGAAGCTTTTCAACCCAACCGAAAGCCATGACGCCGTTGCCGGCTTCACCCTTTATCATGTCGGCGTCTATGCCCATCTTCAGGGCCAGCCGCTGGTTGAACTCGTCGCTGGTGTGCCCGATCTTTACCGGCGGGTCGAGCCGACCAGTAAGGGCTCCAAAGGCATCGACCATGCTCTGGAGATCGGTGGCCGTGTACTTGTCGCCGTTGTGAGTGCCGACAGCGAAGATGGGCACGCCGATGACCTGGCGGGTCTTCATCTTGTTCTCGGCGATACGGGTCCAGCCCTGTTTCATCCGGCTCCAGCCGGTGTCTTTGACCGCGGCGGCCGCCAGGGCGATGGCCTTCTTCTCGTCAGACTCGTTGGCCATCGCTGCCTCGAAGGCTGCCCAGAACTTCTCGGAGACTGGAGCGGGGAGGCCCTGGGTCATCTGCCCGGGCCATTGGCCTGTGGCCTTATGTTCCAGCCAAGCACAGAAGGCTTGGGGGTCGGATTTGTCGCTGTTCTCGGAGACGCAAGCGTCAAAATCAGGGTAACCGGCAAATGGCACTTCCCTTGCCTCCTTTCGGTCAAACAAAAGCCCGATGTCTTGGTCCGACATCGGGCTCTCTGGGCCGCTAATCGGGTTCGGGCTCTAGGCCGCTGATTTCAAACTAACACCAGGTGTTACAGTTTGTCAAGCCCCTTGTGTCACTTTGATGGCGACCGGCACTGGGCCGGGAAGATCTACCGTCTTGGTACACCGCGGACAGTCGATGGCCACCGCCACCGCGCCATAAACCCGGACCGCCTTATTGCCGTTAACAACCTGCAACACATTGTCGATTACCTGCGCCAGGAGTTTTCCGCAGCCAGGGCAACGGATGTCTCGGTCCTGCATACTACCTCCAGCCCTTTGCCAACTAGGCCACCGCCTCCCAGCCCCCATCGTCCGATTCGACTTCAATATGGCACCGGCAATTTCCCAGGCAAGTCACGCCACCAGCAGGTACTTCTGGTAATTCTTCCCAGCTCGCGTATTCTCCCTCCAGCCCCGGGCAACCTCGCCCGTGCGCGGAATCAGCGCAATGCTCGGCCGCCGGGTCGAGTACCCACCTGACTCGTCGCGGCCGCTCCCCAGAATCCTTGCGCTGATTGTCTTCTTCCTTTTGCCCGATGCCTGCTGCTACAAAAATGCCGTTCCAGAAAGCGCCAGCATAACCGGCCGGCTCACTTCTCAGAGATTGGAGGAGGCCTAGAAGGCCCGGGCCATTTATCGCATATTGGTGCAACTCCTTGATCTCCGTCAGATGCGCCCTGACCTTCGTTCTGATGCGCGGAATAAGACTCTCGTCCATGAACTTGTTGTTTCTCTCCACCAGTATTTCTAGTGCCACGCTGGCCGCGCCCTTGACTGGCTTGCCCTTCAACCCAATCTTGAATGCCTCAGTGATATACTGTCCAGCAGCCGCCCTGAGGGATACACCCAACGCCACGAGTTGCTTATCCAAAACGGTCCCTATGTCCACTTCACCGGCCGCGTCTGCATTGACCATGGCCTTCTGTGCCCTCCGCGTCCACTGGTCATACAACCTGGTCAATACCGCTTGATAGTGATTCGTGGCTGCCCCCATTCGGCTTCCAAGCCGCCTTCCCTGGATGCCCGCCACCTCAGTAAAGTCATAGTGCACATCCCAGACTGTACCACACTGCAAGCAACTCCACCGAAACGGCTCTGGCCTCGGGTCCACCTCTTCACTGGAACATTTCGGGCAGACGATGTTTACTACGTCGAACCCGCTCACATGCCAGAGCACGGGGGGATTTCCGACCTCTAAGGCAAACCTTTTTTTGGGTGTTGCCTTAGGTCTCACCAGCCACGCTCCATCTGGCATCTGATACCACTCATAGGACATCAGTTGCGGCGGTATCTCCCCTGGTACTTTTTCTCCGGGACCGAGAAGACCGGCCAACTCCGGAGGCAATCCGGGCTGAAGTCCCGGTTGTTTCTCTCGCGGCTCCTCGCCAATACCCTCCGGCCGGTCCGGCAAACCAGTTATCATGCGGAAGTAATCTTCGAGTTCTTGCTCCGGCGTCAGTATCTGGGCGCTGATCATGTCTTTCGCCATGGTAACGATCTTCTGGGTGTCCTGGCTGCCCGGGTCCGCCCAATCTATGGTCGGCAGACCGGCGGTCCCGGCCATCATGCCCGGATTCAGTGAGAAGAGTAGCGGCACCAGCTGGCCATTCCATACCTCGAGGAGCTCCTGCTGTACCGACTTGAGGGCCAAAGAGAAGAAGTCCTGCGAGCCCTGGACAAGAGCCTGGGTCCCCACCTTGTCCATACCGAGCAAAAGGAACTGGGCGAAGAAGCGCATCATGATGATCTTGTTCAGGTCGCGCACGATCTCCCGTACGTTGAACTGCTTAGCACCGCCCGACGCCAGCAGCTCGATCTTCCAACCGGCCTCTTTCCCTGCCTCGGGAGTGGGTGGAGCCGGGATGACAAGGCCTGCCTCTTCGTCCTGACGAACATTGCGGACAATGAGCTCAGCGGCTTTTTTGTCGTCTGCGCTTGCACCATAGGGCAGATAGACAACGGGCAAACCGCACAGGTCTCGTTCCGCTCCGATAGCCTCGATGATTTCAAGGTTTTTCCGCGTGTACCAGTAGCGGTAGAGTGACCGCAGGGGGCTCGTGCCTTCTGGTGATCGCTTCCTGGAGCGGAAAGTGGCATGGAGCAACTTCCAGCCTTCTACCGTGCGAAGCCGGCCGTCGTTAGGATCCTGCTGCTCCATGGCCTCGACCTCGAACTCTTCCGGGTCCATCCTCCAGCGGTAAAGAGTCTCCTGGCCGCGCGGGTCTAGGATGTGCAGCCCGATCTTGCCATCGTCGAATGCGGACCGCCTTTCGCCCTTTTCCCCGTCCCTTCGCTTGAAAACCATCTCGGAGGCAGACCAGCCCCAGACCAGCATGGTAAGCATGTCGAGGACATGTTGCCGCCAACTGTAACGGGTCATGTCGTTCATGCATTCCCACAAGAAATCGGCGTTGGCCTTGTCTTTTTCGCTGTCGCTGGCCGGCACGGTACTAAACTCCGCCGCCACCAATGGCATCGAGACGGCATCCAGGAGGCAGGCGATGATAGCATCATCCTGCATCTCCTTGAAGACATTGACCTTGTTTCGGCCACGGAGGGCCTGCAGATAATCTTCACCCAGCACCCCCGCCCAGATACTCAGGCCAGTGATGCCCATCACCTGCTGAGCACCACCCGTTCTTTGCTTCACCATATCAAGGCACCTCCAATCGCTACGCTTAATTCTTATTGTTCACGCAAATTGCCGCAACGTCAAGCATCCGGCGTCCCCTTTTTCGGGTTGGGGTGACACCGTCCACAAACCCAACCCGGCGGACCCCATGCTGTCCTTAACCACCACGTGTTTGACTTGCAATTAGGGCAAGGCCATGTCGGGCGAAGAGGAACCTTCCCCTTGATTATTTCTTGAGAAATTATCCTTCTCCTTTTCCGTGGCCTTCCCGCCAGATGGATTGTTTTGGTACGCCAGCCGCTTGCCGCGGGCCTTCTACTGCATGCCGGCGAATCCAGTTGAGGAATTGGGTGGTAGCGTCCACCTGGTCGTCGTGGGCGCCCCCCGGGAATATCTCATGCTCATACTCGAAGGCCGGGCGCCACGACACCTGCTCCGGAAGAAAGGCCTTGCCCGCCTCTAGCATCGGCGTGACCGCATTGGCCCTCGATATCTTGTCCGAGTCGACCTTCACGGCGATGACAGGGATCCGGGTGCTCGCCTTGAGTTCCTGGATGAGTGACTGACCGGACGCGGCGTCTTCGATGAGCACGGCTATGGGTTTATGCTTATCTGCCAGCTGAACGGCCACCTGTTTGAGGGCCGGGAACTCTGCTTTCCCACGCCAAAGGTCCAGCAAGTAGTAGCCATTCTTGACCACACCCCACGTTTCGCACACACTGAAGTCGTTTTTCTGTTTGTCCTTGAAGGCGGTGTCCCAACTCTGCACTACGGATTGTATCGGCAAGTACATCTGGTGCTCTATCTCGTACTGCCAGGGCGCCAAACCTTGATTCCAGTACCGCCACCACTCCCGTTTGAATATATTGCCTCCAGCCGGTAACACATGACCCTGGAAGATCATCTCAAAATCGCGGTCGCTCAAGTTTTCGCGTGACTCTGCCAATGCCTCCGCTGTCCAGTACTCGGGATAGGTGAGCGTGCCATCTTCCCGTATTGCCGGGATTTGGATAACCACCCAGCCCTCTTTCTCGAACTCGGCCGCCGGGTCCTCTTCATGCCACCGGGTGCAGATCATCACGGCCCGGCCACCCGGCACAAGGCGCGTCTGGGGCGTCTTCCGCACCCAGTCCATGAGCTTTTCCCGCTGGTACTTGGTTGCCATGTTTTCCTGGTCGGCAATGTCATCGTAGATGACCTCCTGCGCTGTTGCGCCAATAATGGGGCCACCCACGCCGGTTGCTTGTAATGTCGGGTCCTTATCGGACTGATTAGCCCGCTTGATGAACCACTCGTTTTCCGCCCAGCCCTTATTGACATCGGGCAAGAGGCCATAGAGCTCACGATATTGCTTGCTGTAGGCTATTGTGTCGCGCAGGGCCACCGAGTATTTGTTCGCCTGCCGGGAGGTGTTGGAGACGTAGATGCAGTGATAGTTCTCCGGGTCTTTTCCGATGCGCCAGCCCAGGTAATCCAACACCGTCGGGCTCTTGCCATACTTGGGCGGAGCTATCAGCACAAGACGATTGATGCTGAAATCTTGCAATGCCTGGGCCCAGACCTGCTGGTGCCAGGGCATCACATGGTTGTGAACATAGACCGTGTGATGCTCAAGCCGGCTTCGGTAGAACTGTTTGTATTCTTCGGTCAGGGCTAACGCAGTGTCGATCATGATTGTCCGCTTCTTCCCCCCAATGCTTCAACAACCACCTCAGCAACCGGCATCCCCAACTGCAACTTTTTTACCTGTTCTAACGCCGCTGCCATGCGGGCCAGCGTTTCCGGATCCACGTTGATACTACGGGCGTCGATGAGTGGGGCAGGTGGCCGGCTTGGCATTTCACCCAGGTCCTGCGCCAACCTGATGTAGTGCTGCAGGATGCCATCATACGTGGCGATGATGTTGTCAGTCATCGGAAGAGGTATGGCAGCTTTCTTCTCAGCCTCCAATGATTCGCCCAGCCGTTGCTCGCAGACCAAGACCAGTCGAGCCAGGTGGGCCATGGTGTCGACCTTGTAGGTAAGGCCCTTGAGTTTATTCCTGATGATCTCCGGTGGCAATACCCGGGCTTCTGGCGTCAGGTTCTTTTCTTGCCAGCGATAGAGGGAACGAAGGCTCGGCATCGAATGCTTACCGTGGCGTTCCTGCAAGTATGTCATGGTGAAGTGGACTGACCAGCCGCTGCCGAGGCAATCCCTCAGTTCTTCCCGGTAGGGATAGCTGTCAACCGACGACTGGTACCTCGGGGGTTTGATGTCCCTCCCTTTGCGGGGCCCCAAGACGCCGACTTTAACCGCGGGGCGGTCCGCTTTTCTCTTGGTCACCTAAGCCCGTGCTCCCGCTGCCGCTTTTTGCTGTAAGAGCGCCTTCACGGCTCCGTCAACATCGGCCTGATTTGGCACCACGAGACCGGTGGACTTTACCGGCTCTCTCTGCACGTGGCTAAGCACGAACGTCACGTCTGATATAAACTTCCGATGCCATTCGCAACACGGAGGCCCCTTTTCAGGCTTCCGAAAGATGGACGTGCAACCAGGAAATGGGCACCTCAGCATCTGCACCTTCTCTACAGAACCACTCCGGTGCAATTCCCCGGACTCCGCTCTTTGCTGGTCTTTCTTATGGCTCACATTGCCTCCTATCTTTTCACCGGCACGTACTTCCGCAGCTCCGGGTCATGGCGCAGTAGCTCGACGAAGCCATCATCGCGGACCCGACTGATCACCCCATCTTCGCAGATACTCCCAGTTCCGAAGACCATCTGGCCGGCAAGTGGACTTATTACAAAGCGGCTGTCATGGGTGTGGCCCAGGTGGAGCATGACGATCTCCGGGTGGGTCTCGAGGTACTGCACTCCCCGGCCCCAGACAATGCCGTTCTGCCATTGCCACTTGCTGTTGGCGTGCATCTTCTTCTGCCAAGGAGTACCGAGCCAGATGCCGGCCACCGCCGGCGCCAAACCGTATAGTGACCGCTTCCAGGCGGCGTTGGCGTTGGGATCAAACTGGTGGCCGTGCATCACCCGGATGGTGCCGCGGGGCGTGACGATATCGGCATACTCGACCATGGGGAAAGGGACCGGGGGTGAGTACGTGTGGTTAGCCTTGACGAAGGTCCACTGGGACGGGTCTATCGATTGCTGAAAGCGGATGAAGTTCGGATTGTCTTGTAGTCTTTTCCCCAGCCAGGCACCCTCCCACATCTCTGAGGCATAGACTCTATCTTCTGGCCGGAGCATATCGCAGAAGTCCCAGAGGCGGGTGTCGCAAATAGGATCGGGCCAATCGTAGCCACTGTGGCCATCATGGACGATATACCTTTCGCCCTGCTTGTTACCGATGATGCGCTCGAACTCCTGCACCGCCGCTTTCGGATTCAAGTCGTCTTTCGCGAAGTTACCTTTGAACTGCACCAGCGCATCCACTAGGCTAAAGAAACTCTCGATGGTAGTGTCGGTTACCATGGTCAAACCGGGAGATCCCACAGTCAGTATCACCTGCTGCGTGTCGCGATTTACCACCCACTTCCAGGCACAACTCATATTGTGCCCTCTACTACCGGCAACGCCTTCTCATCGTCAAACGCCGTCATCGGTTGCCCGTATTCCCCATCAAGGAACTTTGGCATGACCTGGCAGATCATCGTGACCGACCGGCGGGCCGGCTGCTTGTCAGATCCGATATAGCGCTGACCCTCTTTGTTCCGGCAAAACAGCCAGATCATAGCTGCCCCGCTGCCGTCGGGGTGGCACCGGAGCAACTTGAAGCGGTAGACGTCTCTGATATCTACCTTGGCTTCTTCTTTTAGCCAGTCCAGCACCTCTTTCGAAGGCTTTTTGAAACCCAGCATCGAGACACACCGCTTTTCATGAATGGCGGATAACCTGGCCATCTGGTCTTTCTCGTGCAGGTGTTGGACCATGTCACCTCGCACCTCTATACCCCCGCAGTTGCCGCAATGACAGCGGAACAGGCCCCGCTTGTCGTCGAACTCCACCGCGACGTAACCCAAGGCATCAGACATTTCCTTCTGAAGCGCTTCAATCGTGATCGCCATCGCTATCTCCTCCGCAACCTTCGCTTTACAGTCCGCAGATTCACTCCGGTCAACGTGGCTATTTCTTGCTGCGTTTTACCAGCTTGCCAAAACCGTAACATCTTTTTTGCCTGGCGCCGGAACTCTCTTCGCCTCAACTCGTCTTTCTTGCCCGGCTCATCGATGCACCCACTTTTGAGTGGGCACTTGAGGCAAGAGCCGCCATATCTGCAAGTCTTCCTCACCTCCGCCACCTCCACCACACACCTAAGACCTTGTTGCCCCATATCCTTTTTACGGACTTGAACGGTCATGCTTTGCCATACTTCAATCGCCCAGCACCCTAACGATCCCGTCAAAGTCAGCCGGCCACCATACGTATGCCTCTGCCCCAGCCGCCCAGAGAACATTCAGCCACGTCGTTTGTGATGGTGAGAGGTTACCCGCCGAACTCTTTAGTTCAGCAAAGATGACGCGGCCAGGACGTTCAGGGGTTTTTTCACGGGCGAGCACCAAATCGGGAAACCCGGTGCCATCACCCGCCACCGGCGTCCTCCAGCCTTTAGTCGTCATGGCCGGGCGAAAGTGGGCCGCGCGCCAGCCATAGACGTGGGCCAGGTCGATCACCTGCTGGCTGAAGAGGGCCTCAGTGATGGCCTTGAGCTGCACCTATCCCTCCTCTGCCACGTCGAGAGGATCGGGAAGTTCTTTGTCCGGCAGCTGAATCTCGGCGCAGGCCGGTGACGCTCCCAGCTCCCTGAACGCGCACGGCTTGTCAGCCAGAGCGCAATCAGCGCAGCGGTAAGCCATCCACCAGGGCAACCCGTGTTCCCGGAGGACCTGTGAAATTCGCTGGCGCTCCTCAGAACGGACAGTGTCTCCCAATTTTGTTAAAATCTCCTTGTCTGTCAGCGTGATCTCCACGTATATCTCTTTCGGTGCCATCTCCTTCTCCTTGATCGCCACGACCTTTCTCATCGAGCCGGAACCTTCCAGGGTGATCTCCATGCGTCTCTCGGGCGATTGCGGGTCGAGCAGGTTGTAGGTGGTCATTTTTTAACCGGCCCCTTTCGGTACTTTTGGGAGTTCGACCAGTTGCAATCCGGTAGTCCGCACTTCTCACAGCTCGCGTATTTGCCACATGGGGCCAAAGAAACCTCCGGCGGGATGTAGTGGTGCTCCGGCCGGGCTCTCTCGCCAAGCGGCTTTTCTTTTGTCTTCGGCGAGTGCCGGTATCTGGACGCGGCCTCTTTGTCGATCACTTTTTTACC